CTCCACGTACGGCGCGGCCTCGTCATCATTGATCACCATGGCGACCGCGCGGGGCTTGGCGCCGGGCCGTACGCCAGCCTCGACCCGGAACGAGTCCATGTAGGCACCGGTGTCGCGGGGCGCGAGCGCCTCGCACCGGCGCCGCACCTGCTCGGCGCGGTCCCGCATCTCCTCCTGCATCTTCTTGGAGGCCAGGACCCGCCCGAATCCCTTGATGTCGGGCCGGTATCTGGCGCGAGGGGGCATCGCACCTCACCTCCCGCCTGGTGTCAGCCGGTGACGCGGACTCCGTGGACCTCAACGCCGGCTTTCCAGCCGGTGAACGGCGAGGCCCACTGCGATGGGGTGCCGTCGACCTCGTACAGGTGGCCGCGAACCCGCATCTTCGACACGTTGGTCACGTCCGTGCCGTACGGGAACGACACGGTGATCCGGTCGGTCGTGGTGTCGCGGGCCTCGGTCTGCTCCGTGCTGCCGGTGGGCCAGACGATGCAGCCCTCCACCTCGACCTCGGTGTAGCTCCACTGCTCGTTGCCGTGCGCGTCCCGGGTCACCGCGGACCGGGTGAGCACGGTGACGGTCTCGCCCCTGGTCATCGCCGGGCAAGCCCCTCGACCGCCTCCACCCAGCGGGCGAGGTCCGGCGCAGGGTCGAGCTGCCGCGACCGCTTCTTCGCGCGGGTGGACGCGGCCCGCCACGTCTCCGGGTCGTCGAGCTCGGCGAGCGCCTTGACCCAGCCGTCCAGGTCGTCCCGGTCGACGAAGATGCCGGCGTCGCCGAGGGACTCGCGCAGGCCGGGCGTCGGGTGGGCCACCACCGGAATACCAGAGGCGAGCGCCTCGACCCCGGTACGGCCCCAGCTCTCGTACACCGACGGCATGATCAGCACCCGGGTGCGGGAGTACACCCGCTCGGCCATCTGGTCCGCGGGCACATGCGGCACGACCTCGACGTTCGGCGCCTCCCGGACGACCTGATCCCCGTACGCGCCGAGCACGCCGAGGAAGCGGTGCTCGGGCATCCGCTCGGCGAGCCGCCAGAACAGCTCGCCGCCCTTGCGGCCGTACAAATTGATCAGGGTGATGCGGTCGCCGGGGGTGGTCCGGTAGTCCCGGGCCGTCACCGGCGGCCGGACGACGACGCTCGACACCGGCCGTGCCGCCTTGGGGTTGGCGGCGAACCAGCGCTCGGCCTCGGCCGCCATCCACTCGCTGTTGTAGACCGCGAGCGCCGTGGTGCCGGAGCCGACGCCGCGGAACGTCGCGGGGAAGGTGTTGTGGCAGAGCACGATGAAGGGGCGGCCCCAGCCGCGGGCGACCGCCCCCGCAGAGCGCACGTTCTCCAGATGGGAGATCACGGCGTCAGCGGTGCGGGCCTCCCGGGCGAAGTCCCGCCGCGCCGCGGCCGGGATCACCTCCACCCCGTCGAGCTCGTACGGCACGCGCTTCCCGTTGTGCTGGGACAGCCACACCTGCACCTGGTGCCCGCGGCCGGCGAGCTCCCGCAGCAGGGTGTGGGCCATCACCTCGGCGCCGCCGCAGTGCGTGGGGACGTAGGCGTGTAACTTGGCCAGGATCCGCATTCTCACCCGATTCTCACAGTGATGGTGCCGGTGGTCTGCCGGTACCGGTCCAGCGCCTTACGCTCGGCGTCGGTCATGGTCACCGCCAGGCCGAGCCCGGGCGTCTCGGACCGGTAGGAGTAGGGGCCGACCGTCTCGGAGGTGACGCCGCCGACCATCGCCGGCGAGGTCAGCGTGCGCAGCGTCATCGCGCACGCCACGGCGACCACGTCCGGCGGCACCTGCGCGTACCCGTGGGTGTAGGTCACCCGGTAGGTGCCGGGGTAGCCGTCGTCGTCCCACCAGATCTCCGGCAGGTTGATCACGAAGTTGCCTTCGCCGAGCCGGATCTGGTCGATCCCGTCGAACAGCCAGTCCGCGAGCGTGATGTCGGGCGTCTGCGGGGCGCCGATCGCCTCGACCTTGGTGACCTCGACCACCGGCCTCTGCGGGAGCCGGACCGTGGCACCGGTCGCGCGCAGCACCGCCGTATCGTCCACGGTCAGTGTGAAGTCCCGTCCGGTGTAGGCCCGGATCATCGCCGAGGCGTCGGCGAGCAGCGCGCACACCCGCACCTGCTCATCCGGTGTCAGGTCCCGGCCGAGCCGCGCCACCAGGTCGGCCTCGGTCGCCAAAGGCTCCATCAGCGCCTCCCTTCCCTTCTAGGCGCGGGCGAGGGCGCGCAGCCTGCGCCGCTCCGGGGCGAGCTGCTCGACCGCCTTGACCCAGCGGGCCAGGTCAGCGGCCGGGTCGAGCTCGGCCGACCGTTCCCGCGCGCGCCTGGACGCGATGCCGTACGCGCGGGGGGTGAGCAGCCGGCGGATCTGCCGCTCCCAGCTGTCGATGTCGTCCCGGTCGACGAAGACACCGGCCTCACCCAGGGACTCTTTGAGGCCGGGGGTGGGGTGCGCGATCACGGGGATGCCCGACGCCATGGCCTCGACACCGACACGGCCCCACGACTCGTACTCGCTGGGGACGAGCAGGATCTTGGTGCGGGCGTACACCTGGTCCCGCATCTTGTTGCCGGGGATGTTGGGGAGCACCTCGACGTTCGGCAGATCCCGGATGTCCTGGTCGCCGTAGGCGCCGGTCACCGCCAGGAACTCCACGTCCGGCATGCGCTTGGCGAGCTCCCAGAACGTCCGCGACCCCTTGGGCCGGAAAAGGTTGATCAACGTCACCCGGTCGCCGTGCCTGGTGGCGTAGTCGGCGGCGTGCACCGGCGGCCGTACCACCACGCACTCCGGCAGCGGGTGCCTGATCGACCGCAGCCACGCCTCGTAGTCCCGGCGCATCCACTCCGAGTTGTAGACGACCAGGGAGGGGCGGTGCTTACACACCCAGCCGCGGGTCTGATCGAAGGTGTTGTGCAGCACGTGCACCACCGGCAGGCCCCGCATCACCCCGATCGTGCTGGCGCGCTGGGTGTTCTCCAGATGCGTGATGATCGCGTCCGCCTCTTCCGTGAAGGTGAACGGGTCCGCCTTCGACCGGAATGGGTGGACCCGGACCCCGTCCAGCTCGTACGGGCGCCGGCCGGACGGGGACGGCTGCGACAGCACCACATCCACCTGGTGTTCACGCTCCACAAGTGCCCGGAACATCGTGTGGACCATCCACTCCGCGCCCGCGTTGTGACACGGAGGGTAAGCGTGGAGCATGGCCAGCAGGCGCACCCAGCACTCCAATCGGTGATGCGGGGCCCCGCAGCGCGGCGGGCCCCGCAGGCGGGCAGGGGATCAGGAGCCGGCGGTCGACGCCTGGACGACGCCGAACGGGAACCGGGACGCCTCGCTCGTGTTGAGGCGCGTGACGGGGTTGCTGGTGGCGTAGGCGACCCGCATGGTGACGCGGAGCGCCACCGAGTCCTGCTGCATGAGGTTGAGGATCACCTTGCCGTCGCCGTCGCTGATGACGCCCTGGTCGAACATCTTCCAGGTGATGTCCTGACGCATGCCGATGATCGCCTTGGTCCAGTCACCGGCGATCAGCTCGGCCTCGGTCGAGTCCCAGGCGCCGTTGTCGACCTCGACCAGCGGGTAGCCGTACAGGTTGCCGCCGCGGCCGTTCTGCAGGTCCGGCTGGTAGATCGGGATGCCGTCGTCCGAGCGGAGGGACACCAGCTTCCACTTCAGGCCGGGGCGGGCGGCGAAGCCGTTGACGCTGAACCCGTCCTTCGCGATCAGCTCGCCGAGCAGCGCGACGTCCTGCGCGAAGTCGTCGTTTCCGCCGGTCACGATCGCGTTGCCCGCGGCGACCGCGCTGGTGTAGATGTCCGTCGGCCACGACGAGGGCTTGTCAATCCCGAACAGGCACGCGGCGTCGAGCTTGGCGCCGAGCGCCTCCACGATCCGCGGGCGGACCTCGTCCCAGATCGGGACCTGCGCGTCGTCGAGGTACGCCTCGGGGATCGGGACGATCACCGCGAGCTCCTCGGCGACCAGCGTGACGTTCTTCCAGTCCACCGAGCTGGTCTGCTTCATGCCGGCGTCACCGGAGACCCAGTACGCCATCGGCAGCACGTCCAGCACCGGCTGCCGCTGGCTCTTGGTGCTCATGCGGACCTGGCCGGCGCGCTGCAGCATGAAGCTGCGGGTCGGCATCTCCTCGAGGATCTGCGCCGACACCGGGGTAGGGATAAGCGGATCGTCCGAAACGTCCCGCGTGATCATCTCGTTGTAGGTCGGCACGGGGCTCTCCTTTCGACACGGCGTGCATGCAGCGGCCCCGGGCCCCGTGCAGGAAACCGGCGCTGCGTGATCGATCAGGGGTTAGCGGCGCCCGCCGAAAAGGAACATGCGGAACGCCTCATTCGGGTCCGGTGGCACGTCGTCCAACGGCATGGCGCCGGGACGCAGGGACTCCACCGGACGGTGCGCACGAGACGGCTCGGGCTCGGGCTCCGGCTCGGGCTTCGCCGGCTTCATCGCGGCCAGCCGACGCTCCACCTCGGCCTCGATCTCCGTGGCCAGCACCTCGGCGGCCTCGTTGATCTCCTCCTCGGTGGTGCCGGCCAGCCGCTCGAGCAGGGTGGCCGGGATGTTGTGCGCCGCGGCGGCGAGCAGACGCGCACGGGAGATCTCCGCCTCCTGCGCGCGGCGCTCCGCCTCGGCCAGCCGCTCGGCGAGCTTCTCGGTCTCGGTCTTCTGCGCGTCCTCTATCTCCTTGAGGCGCGCCGCCATCTCCTTGACCTTGTCCGGCGTGTGCTTGCCGTACGCCTTGACGGCCTTCTCGTGCTTGCGCGCCTGCGCACGCCAATACGCCGCCTGATGCTCCGGCGACATCTCGGCAACCGGAGTGTTCAGCGGGTAGCCGTCCGGGCCGACCTCCACCTCCGGCTCGGGCTGGTGCCCGGCGCCGTCCTGGGTGTCGTGGTCGGGCTCGGCGACGGCGGCGGCGAGCAACGCCTCCGCCGACACATCACCGTCGTCGGCAGCGACTTCGGCGACGTCAGCGGTGGTCTCGGGCGCGGAATCGGACATGTTGTGTGATCTCCCATGTCGGGACTGGTGACCCGGCCATGACGGCGCAGGGTCGGCGGGACAAGCAAGGGCCGGCAGCCATGTCGGCTCACCAGCCCTAGGGGGGTGGGAAAGTCTTCGGTCAGCTCTTGAGGGTGCCGTCCGCGTTCCAGGTGTCCGGGATCAGCTCCTCCAGGCCGAGCTCGCGCGCACGGCGCATGATGAACCGGCGCACCTTGGCCCGCGCCTCCTCGGTGTTCGGCCGCACCCGGCCCACCGCGCGAATGGCGTTCTCCAGGTCCTGCCGGTTGGCGATCGGGAACCGGCCCGGCCGCGGATCATCCGGCCCGGTGCGCATCGCCTTGCCCTGCTTGGCGAGCCGGCGGAGCGCCTCGGCGTCACGCTGCACCATCGTCGTCTCCAGACTTGTCGCGTCCCTCCCAGTAGCGGCGCCACGCCCGCCGGGCGCCTGCACCGGTCTCGCCGGCGGTGACACGCCGCCACTGCTCGTACAGGTCCTTGGAATGGCCCAGCCACGCCTCGTCCCGGCTCCACACCGGCGCCGCGACGCACGCGCAGTGCGGATGCGCCTGGAACGACGCAGTCTTTCTCGACAGGTACGCCGGCCCGCGGGAGGCGAGCATCGCGCAGAACGCGCACGGGTCGGCGTCGGTGATCCGGGCCCAGCCGATCGCCTCCCGGTCGTCCTCGACCGCGTCCAAGATCGTCTCCCGGCCCGCGTTGAGCGCGATCCGCTCCATGTTCCCGGCCAGGAGCACACCCGAGTTCTGCCGCGCCTGCTGCTCCGGTATGCCCGCGGTCAGCGCACGGCCGTACGCGCGCGCTCCGGTGATCTGCGCGGTCGCCTCGATGAGCTCCGGCGGCGGCTCCGGCGGCGCAGACCGCGGCACGAAGATGCCGGGCACACCGGCCTCGGCGCGCGACTCCAGGTAGTAGTTCGTCGCGATCCTGGCCGACTCCCGGCGAAAGCTCGCCACCAGGGCCCGCAGCGCGGCGAGCAGCGCCTGCCACACGCCCGGGTTCCGCGGCTGGTACGACGACAGCCACAGCTGCAGCACATCCCGCGTCACCCGGGCCGCCAGACGCGCCTGCTCGGCCCGGTGCTGCTCAGCGAGCTGGTTCTGCGTTGGCACCGGCGGCCCCCGCGGTCGCAGGCTCCCGATCCCCGCCGCCGGCGGCGCCGTTGGACGCGGCCTGCGCGGGCTGCTCCTGCCGCTGCGTCCGCGCCGAGCCACCCATCTGGCGGTCGATCATCTGGTTGAGCTTCTCCATCGCGTCCGCGTCCCGCTGCGCCTTCTCCGCGGCACGCTTCCACCGCGCCACATCCGTCGCGGTCACGCCAGGGATCCGCTCCCACAGCTCCTGCGGCGGGATCTGCAGCATCTGCGTCAGCTTGCCGAGCGCGTCCACCGTCGACGCGAGCGCGCGAGCCTCGGTGTCGCGCCAGACCACCTGGGCGGACACGTCATCCCAGCCCTTACGGTCGCCGGCGGCCAGCGCGGCGAGCCGGAGCGTCTGCTCGTGCGACTCGCCGAAGCTGGATTTCCGCTCGGCGATCTTCCGCTGGAGCCCGGACTCGGCCGCGGCGAGCGCCTCAGCGGACAGGTTGGCCATCTGCCCGAGCAGGTGATGCGGCGGCGTCTGTGACACCGTCGCAATGTGCCGGATCGTCGCCTCGGCCGACTGCAAGTAGCCGGAAAGATCGGTGTTGTGGGTCGGCACGAACCCCTCACCGACCAGGAACAGGTGATCCTCCGTGTCCACGCCGAGACAACGGACAGGCACCGACGGAACCTTCTCGATGGCCACAATCGACCGGTAACGCTGCCGCGCCGACTTGCCGCCAACGGGGCACTTCTCAGCCTTCCGCGGCAACGCGAAGGGCACGAAGTCGCCGGGTGCCTGAAAACCGACCACCCACAGCGGCGATACCCCATCCCCGCCGGAACGCGTCATCTTGCACGTCGGGCGAAGACCAAGGGACCGCGCCAGTTCCAGAACACCATCCACCAACACCTTGTTGGTGTTGCTGAACGTGCACCACGCCGCCGTCTTGGTCCTGTTGACGGAGCCGTCAGAGTCGAGCAAGCCCTTCAGCAGGTCGATACGCTGCTCGAACGAACCCCGCAGGTAGATCGCGGGAATGTGCTTGTTGCCAAGCACCCCTAGATCACGGAGCCGCTTCTTAGCGCTCTCGCGGCCATGCACGTCGGGAAGCTGGCCATGCCGCTTCGCGTAGGTGTAATGCGTGTTGCACAGACCGTAACCCTTGTGGGGCTTACCGCAGCCCTCCATGAGGCACACACGCTCTGGGCCTGAGCTCTCGGTGCTGAACCCCACGTCCCATGCGCCGGTTCGCCTATCGCGAGTCTGGCTGACAACGCGGTACCCGAGCCTCTCGATCTGCTCGACCAAAGCCGCCCGGTCACGGTCTCCGACTGTGATCCGCGCGCACGACGCATTCCCGTCGCCGAGCCAGTACCCCAGGATGTAGGGGTGCAACGGCAGGTCTGCAGGCTTAAGATCAAGCGGCTCCGCTTGCGGCACTGCCCAGCGCCAACCCGGCCGGGCACCTTCAAGCCGGACCTGCTGCGCCATCTCCTCGGTGGTGCACACCATCTCGCCCCACGAGGGACGCTGGCGGTCAATGACCACCCACCGGTGCCCGCCGTCCGAGACGACCGACGTCCCATCCGCAAAGGTGATCCGGTAGCAGGTGCGGTCGGTAAACACGGGCGACATGCCCAGCACCCGGGCAGGGCGTCCATCCCTGCCTAGGACCATGTCACCGGCTTGGATTTCACCGATGGTGGTCCAGCCGGAGGGAGTGGGGACAGGGGTGTCCAGCGCAAGAGGCTGGCTGAATTCTCCGAACTTGACGTCGGGGTCCTCGGCGACCCACAGCCGGTCCACGGCGGCCTGGAACGGCGCCTTCGGCACCCCGTCCTCGTCCGTGGGCACCATCCCGGCCACGTACCGCTGCCTGAACGCGGCGTACTGCTGCGCCATCAGCAGGTTGAACGTGGTCGCGTTGAGCTGATCCTGCATCTCGATCAGCGGCTCGACCTCACCGCGCACACAGTCGTCGCCGTCAAGATCGTCGCCGTTCAGGAAGCGGACCACCGGGCACACGCCGAGCCCGTGCTCCTCGGCCCGGACCAGCCGAAGCTTCCCCCCGTCGCTGTCCCGCGCCTCGAGGCTGTACCGGTGCTGCGCGTCATACAGCCGCACCGCCCGGACCTTGCCCTTCAGCGTGTACTGGACGGTCTCCTCGACGGCGAACTCGGGCCACTCGTCCTCGACGGGATCGCGGTAGAACGCGGTCATCCGCCGCGGAGACTTCGGGGAGATCACCGGCACCGGCCGGCCCGGCATCACCACCGCATACGCGGTCCCGTACTTCAGCGCGGCCCTGTGGAGGCCGTGCTGGCGGGCATCCATGCGGTTCGCCTGCCAGATCTCCCACGCCTTCGCGTTCGAATCGCTCCCGGCCGGCCGGTACCCGTCCACATACAGCGCCTGCGCGACCACCGTGACCACCAGCGGCAGGACGTTGACCTTGGCCCGCTTGATCAGCCACTTGTATTCCTGCCGCGCACCCTTCGGCACGTACACGCTGGACGCGTCGCCCTTCATGTACGCGGCGATCTTCTTCAGCCGCCGCTGCTCGCCATCGCGCAGCTCCAGCAGCTTCTTGGTCGCGTCGATGACCTCGCCCTCGGAGAGCGCCACCCAGCACCCCCCTTGATCTCAGTCTCAGTTAAAGCCGTACACCCGGCCCGACCGGGCCTTCTTGCGGAGCTTGTACTTCGGCGACCCCAGCACCAGCCGGCGCACCATCCGCGCGCCGATCACGCACACCGCCGCGTCGATCTTCAGCGGCGAGTCCGGCGTCTCCTTACCGATCGACACACCCCACCGGTTCGGCCGGCGCCGCGCGTTCGCCACGTGCCGCGCCACCCTCGAGTCACCATCGTGCGCGAACCGCCGCTCTTTGATCTCGGTCTCGGCGAGCTCGCAGGCCAACGTGAAGTCATGCACGCGCGACCGCATGTCCCACGCGATCGGCTGCGGATCCTTACCCTCGGGGACGGCCCACACCAGCAGGTCATCGCCATACCGTTCCGGCCAGGTGACCTTGACGAAGCCTTCCCACTCCTTCACGTCGCCGAAGAACGCCAGCACCTTGTACCGGTCGAACATCCGCGCCACCGCGGCGTCGACCTCGGCCACCGGCACCACCGACTCGGTGTCGTGCGCCGTGTCCGGCTCCCACACGCCGAGGGTGAAGATGTACCCGTCGGACACGCGGCACCCGATCAACGCCGTGGCGTCCCGCGACTTCGACCCGTCGAAAAACGCGACGATCTCCTCGCCGTCGGCCACCACCTGCGTGGTGTCCGTCAACGCGGCCCACGCCATCGGCGTCGTCCACGCGTCATCCGCCGCCGTCGGCTGGTTCAGGTAGAACCGCCGCGACTTGTCCGGCTTGGACCGCGGATCCCAGATCCGGTCCCGGATCACCCGCAGATCCACCCACCAGCAGTCGCCATACGCGAACTCCAGGCCGCGCATCAACGACTCCTCATCCGCCAGATCCGTGTCAGGCGGCGCGATCCGCGAGTCATACAAGATCCGCGACGTGCCGCGGGTCCGGCCCTCCTCCTGCGCGACCCACGCGTCCCACGTCGCCTCGGCCACCGACCCGGCGCCCGGCTCCCACGCGTTGCACGTCTCCAGCGCGCGCGACCCGCTCTTGGCCAGGTTCCGGTCGATCGTCTCCGCCAGCTCCGGGCCCCGCCCTGCGGGAAGCCAGTGCTCGGTCTCGTCCTCGACCGCGAACGTGATCTCCGCACCCTCGGCGGACGTCGCCGAGGACGTGATGACCTCGAGCTTCCCGTCCGGGTGCTTGTAGTACTGCGTCTTCCCGGGATCCAGGTGGAACTCCTCCACCACCCGCGACCCCTTCGCCGCCAGAGCACGAACCATCCGCATCGTGTTCGCGGTCTGCGCCTCCGACGTCGCCGCGATCTGCACCCACGGCATCGACACCGGCTTGCCCCGAACACCACCCGGCGCCTTCGGGTCGAAGTCGTCCACCCGCACCGGCGCGCACAACTCCGCCAGCGCGATCAACGCCGCGAACGGCGACTTCCCCGACCCCTTCGCCAGCCGACGCACCCCGTGATGGAACAGCCAGCGGCCCTCCTCATCGACCGCGTACCACCACAGCAGGAACCGAACCTGCGAATCGATGAACTGCCACCGCTGGCCGGCCCGCGGCCCATTCGGATGCCGAAGGTACTTCGAGGCCCACCGGACCACCTCCCAGCCCAGCGTCAGCTGCGGAACCCCCTCCGGCAGCGTCGACAGGCGACTAGCCGGAGAGACGACGACGCCACTCATCAATAGCCGCCACCGCCGCCTCCTCGTCGGCATCGACCTGCGCCGCACGCTCCAGCTCGATCCGCACCCGCCGCCGGTCACCCTCGGTCGTCAGCAGACGCGACGCCCCCGACAAGATCGCGGCGACCAGCTGCGCCGAGGTCCGGCCCGACTCCAAGCACCGCGACATCAACTCGCCGATGAACCGCGCCTCAGCCCAGTCGCTCGGCTCGTAGAAAATCCGCTGCCCCGACTGGCCAAGCGACCGGAACCAGTACTGCGCGATCGGGTGC